TAGCGAGCCAGCAGTAATAGCGCCTAAAGTAGCAATTTGACCTTGGACGATAGTAGGTGGGTAGTAGAAATAGTGCATTTCTACCGTGTAGTTTTGATCTGGTGTAGGCGCTAGGATATATGACAGTTCATTAATATTCCCGTACTGAGAACCAAACAAAGCATAATATCTTGGCAAGCTAGAAGTTGAAGCTGAAGGATAGGCTTCTCTTAAATAGTTAACATCTTTATTAAGTAAATAAGTGTAATTACCGCTAGAGTCAACTACAGCTAAAGAATAATTAGCCAGCCAATCATTAGGCAAAGAAAGGTATTGATTACCAGAAGTAAGAGTGCCAGTAACATTTTTGCGTAATGATGGTAAGTTTACAGAGTTATAAATACGAGATTCTGCTTCCTGCACAAATACAGGAATATTAGCTACAAACAACTGTTCAGTATTTTCCGCATAGGACTGAATAGTGTTGTACAGAATCTCGTAATTCATTGCCATAAATTATCCTTGAGCAGGTTCTTCAGTTTTTGGCTCTTCTTGGGGTAATTGTGAACCTACTTGTGCACGAATCTTCATTAGCAATGAGAAAGCACCTGTTTTAGTTGGTAGTTCACCAAGCCCAGCCATAACACCATCTACTTCATTTAGTGTTAATTCAAGCTTAATTTGAGTATTTGGATCAAAACTCATGCCATTGGACCTCTAGACATACGACCTTTTGTAGCAGCGCCAGCGCCACGCATTTCAATACCGTCAGTTTTTGGTCCACGATTTTTATTACCAATAGACACACTCATAGCAGGACCACCAGGAACTAATTCATCAGCTCTTAAGGTATTTGGATCTTGCATATCATGGCCTGTTGCTTTACGCTCAGCAGCTACGCCAGTGCCATTAGCTTCGTACTGTTCTGCAGGACCATTATTTTTAGCGTGGCCAGTGCGCATAGGCGAACTGTTTTTGGTTGTTGGTTTGATTTGGGTAGCCATTTTATTTGCTTCCTGGTTTTTGATTACGAGCACGGGCTAAGTTGCGACCCATAGCTTTCATATCAGTGCCTGTAGGACCGCCTTGTTTCATCTTTTTTATCTTACCGCCTTTTTTCATGCCTTCAGGTTCTTTTTTCTCAGACGCTTTAATCATTTTAGAGATAAGTTTTTTATCTTGAGCTTCGTCGTCATGTTTCATTTTTGCCATTTTAATACTCCTAAGTAGTTGCTATTGTTACTGTACCGATTGTTATAACAGGAATCAAGCTATTTGGTGTTAAAGCTTGGTCAAATGCCCTTGCACCGCCAACAGGGTTCCAACCCCATTGTATCTGCCTACTACCATCTGTAGGATATCCAGCATTATTTACATTATTACTAGCTACAGGTGACGTATATAAACCAGTATTACCAGCAGAATAATATCCTATATCCGGCCTTGGGTCACGTATTGCTTGGGGATCATTTACTGGATACATACCAAGTTGTAATTGTGGCTGATCCGGATCCCAGCAAGTAGGGCAAACTTTGACTTTATAAGGCTTAGTTTTAAGGGTTTGAATTTTTAACTGAGTTAGCTTATATCTTTCCCCGCAACGGTCACATTGCGCAATAGCATGTTTACCCGATGCAAATCTATTTGGCATAGTTATCTAGAATAGAACATATTACGTGGTACAAAACGAGCGGGGGCTTTTTCCCTATCTTCATCCGCAGCCAACTTAAACTGTTCTTCATACTCCGATTTTAAGAATGGAATACGAGTTAAATCCATGCCCGGTAGCTTTTGGGATATATAAAATGCTAATCCAGCAGCCATACAAGGAATAAATCGGAACGGAATATCTTCAGTAGTTACACCTGTACCAGCATCTTGCAGACGACGCATACGCCAGTAAATAAGGGTATATTGAGTTCCAGGCTGTCCTGTAGGCCAAATATTGACGTTAGGAAGATAGTTTGTATATACACTTGCCCCTAAATTATGGGCAGTTGCAGTTGTATTGTTAACTCCACGATAGCAGTTTAATAACTGATTTGCGTTGCTAGAATTAGCTTGTCCAAGGTTTTGATAAAGGATTGTTTCACCATCTATGTTGATATAGCCTTGGCTACGCATATTAGCAGTAGATGTTACATACAAAGTAGTATCAGTTGCTAATGCAGGTTGACTTAAAGTGGTCGTAGCGGTTGCATCTACATTACCTGACTGTCTATCTATCCAAACTTGAATAGGTCGCCCATAGGCGTTTTTAGTAGGTATTGTAAGGTATGTATCGCCAGAGATACGTGTTAGGTTAATATCAACTTGGTTCTGTCCTGTACCAGTACGAATAACTTGGTCGTATAAGTCAATAGTATCTACAGGAATAGGGTAGCTAATTTGACCGCCATTAATATTGATAGGAATCTGTCCCTGCTCAATAGTCCATAAGTTAATACCACGGTTTGCCCACTCAATAGTCATCATGTTGACGCTACGACGAGCAGTTCTAAAGTCATAACCCGTGCGGAGTTGTTGACCACAACGCTCAAAGGCTTCCTCGATAAGGTCGCCCATGTCTAAATTAAACGAAGTGGTTCCGCTGGTACTCATTACTTAACCTTTTTAGCAGTCTTTTTAGCAACTTTTTTTGCCGGTACTTCTGCCGGTTTCTTAGCCTTACGGGTCGTAGCTTTTGCTACTTTCGGCTTTTTCTTTTCTGCCGGTGCAGGAAAAGGCCAAGCTTTTACCTCGGGTTCAAACGTAATTTCTACTTCTGGCTTTCGGAATAAACCTATTGCCCAATTAATAATAAATTTCATTCTCTTCTCCTTGTGGTTTCCATTAGCTAACCCGACCGCCAACTATAGGCTTTTTGTGTCTGCGGTTAAGCCAATGGAATTACTTCTTCTTTGCAGTTTTAGCAGATTTAATAAAGTCCGCTTTAGAAGGCGCACCCTTAGACCCAACTTTACGCATGTGCTCACCAGAACCAGCTGCAATACGCTTTTGCTTCGCATGAATATTTGCATATAAACCAACCTTACCACCTTTTTTAATCATGGTGACATCATTTGGATCATCCTTACGAACAATCGTTTTGGCTTTAGGCATTTTAGATGGGGCTACTGACCCCATACCACGAGAGGCTCGCATTATTTAGCCGTAGACTTTCCACCCATGCACATAGCTTTTACATGCTCGTGGTGCATTTTGTGTGGCTCTTGCTTATACATTTTGCCGACTTTGTCTTGCTCATGCTCATGTGCATGACCGCTGCCATAATGATGTTTAACGTGATCTACGTTGTGTTTGTGTTCCATTTTAAACTCCTTATTTAATGTGAACTAAAGGACCATTGCCAATTGTGTTACCAGCCATTTTTGGGTACTTGGTTTTAGTTTTACCACGTTCTGCAATACCATCAATGCTAGGAGCGCCAGTTTTAACTTTGCCCATAGACTCGCTACCCATTGTCTCTTTTTGAGAGAATTTTTTAGTTGCCATCATTTTGTCTTCACCTTTCCGCCAGATTTTTTGCCGGCGTATTTGTTTAAATTAACATCAGGTACATTCTTCTGTTGCCCTAGAATACTACCAAACCTTGTCTCTTGGCGGTTAATTTGGTTCTTGCCGCCTCGAGTAACACCAACACCACCACCCAAACCAAACTTCTTACCTTTGTCAGCCTTGGCAAACTCTTTACCTACTGATTGCTTTATACCAACTTTCTTAGCAAAAGCTGGGCTATGCGCCACGGCTTCCATTAAGTTATGTTGTTTCTTGCTTTTACTTGGCATTATTTATGACTCCAATACCCAATAGCTAACCCAATAACACCTGTTAATACGCTAACTGCGCCACCAATAGCCATCAATGTTTTCCAACCACCTTTAGCTTCAGATAAAGTTTTATTAATAGCTTGAATGGCAATTTTGATTTCTTCCATCTCTTTTACCATTTTATCCATATCTACCTGTAAGTGTTGGATATTGCTTGCGTGGGTAGCTAATTCTCTAGCTGTCTCTATTGGGTCCATTTCGGTCATTTGCAATTCCACCGCTTTAAACTAGCTGCCTTACGAGTAGGGCGCCCTTTTTCATCTTTCATTGGACCAGGCATACCAGACATTCTTGCACAAAATGATTTTTTACGAGGACCACCTTCAGGTTGCGGAGCCTTTAAATTAGACCCCGTTTCCCTGTTATATTTTGCACGACCTTTGGCGGTAAGACCAGCACCTTTTGATACTGGAAGCTTTTCACCTCTACCTACTGCAAGTGATGGGCCTTTTTTCTTAGTTGCCATGATTATTTGCCATTAGAAATTAACTTACCAGCGACAATAACACCAACTTGAACAGCAGAACTGTTTGAAGTACCTACTTGCCATTGAATATCAGTTTTTTCTGGATACAAAAATGGTA